CTTTAGAACAGCTCTTGCGAGATGCTCCGGGACGCGCCTAACCTTAGGGAGGTCAGACAGGATGAATTCTGGACTGAGTAACCTATGATGCTCTAAACCACGAGCCTCCTTCATCTCTTTGTAGAACCTCCGATGTGAGACATCCTGAATTTTCTCTTGCTGCTTCAGCAGGTCATAGCGGTCAGTCTCCTTTAGGGACTTTAATTCCCCAAGGAGAAAACCGTTAAGATTTGCTGGAAATAGACCGTCTCCCCATGGATCCTGCAGACCAGTGCCGACCACTTCAGAAAACTGAGTGGCACGAGCACTAGCCCGTAGAGCCCAGGAGGGGACAGCCTTTTGCTGTGAGAATTTCTGGATTGGCTCACCTCGCTCGCTCTTCAAATAGAGAGAGGATGCAAGCTGCTGTTGAGCATAAGTCACTGACGCGGGACCGCGACAAAGGGGAATTCCGAGACCACCAAGGTGCTCAGGAATCTCCCAGTTAATAAAGTCAGGGGCTTCCCGCAAGAGACCAAATTTATGACGAGCAATAAAGATTTTCATTGGGTCCTTTACCCAGCTTCCACAACACCTCTTAAACTCTCTCGAAATTGATCCAAGACTGGACCAGTGTCGACGCTCGCAGCCGCGGGTGGTAAACTCTGTTAGTAGACTAACATTAACGAAGGGGCACAGGGAAAAACCACTTTCCTGGGAAAACCAGAAATTAGTGGAATTCATCTGTATAACTCGATCGTGAAAGTAAGTCTTACCAATAGAGGGTTCCAACCCAGCCGCCGCAGCGACACTTTTCCAGAGTTCGAACTGACGACGAGAGTAGTTCATGAGGCAGTCATCACCATTGACCATAATAGGAAGGTCGCGGAGCTTCTTGGGAGCAATCATATCTCCCCAGCTCTGCCCCTTCTCATAAGCCAACTTGCAGACAGCCGCGTTTATAAGACAGAGGATAGGAAAGCTAAGGGGACTACCCATTAACTGACCATTTCTTTGTTTGACATATACCATGTCACCCTTCTCCTTAAAGCCATTTGCCTTGATTTCCTCCTTCGTAAGACCAAGAAGATCATTTTCATAAGCAAGATGATGGCCCACTAGGGCCTTGGCACCAAGACGACGATACTGCGGTTCGATACCTGTAACACGGCAAATCTCATTCCAACAATGTAGAGTGAGACAGCTGCGTAGGTTATCAGTCGCCGCAGAATAGTCACCGGAGCACCAAGACTCATCGTGTGGTCGAGGTTCAAAGAAGTCATTTAAGACTTCCTCAGAAATCGGTTTGGTGATCAGCTCAAATGTCGGATGTGCACCGACTGTCCTCCAGAGGAATTTCTGCAGGGGCATGGCGAGGAAATAATTAAGCGTTGGACCTGATGTTACGACGCGAACCTTTAATGGTTCGCGAATAGCACAGGGCTTCGCTGAAAACCTCTTCGTCTTTCCCCACAGAATATCTTCGAAAAGATAGTCCTTGTCACCAACAAGAGCCGGGTCATCTTCACAGGCAGGATCACTGCCTCGAAGAATGTCGTATTCCCCATAGGTACTAAGGACCCCTAGCTTCGGATGGTAAGTCATTCGCTGGAGTTCGCGAGCAGTGCCAGGGACAAGTTGGATAAAATCCAGCAAGTCGGCAACCGCCCCGCCATCCATGCGAGACTTTTCATAATGACCATTCATGCTAGGAACCGTAGATACAAAACGGGGAATTTTAAACTTCCGTTTATGGAAGACCTCACCTACTACTTTAGTTATTTCGGCCTTTAGCTCAGCGTCCATAGACTCGAAAGGGTCAGCATCTTTCTGACTGATACCTTTAATTAACGAGGCTCGGGAGGCAAGAGCTAGACAGTGCTTTTTTAATGTTTTATTTATCATCTCCTTACTAGGCGAGGGAGCACCCTTTTTTAGATTCAAGAGAGTAGCGGCACGACAAAGAGCCCTACGTCCCTTCTTTCCTCCTATACGAATGTCAGCCCGAGCCCGACGAACCACCCCTTTCACAAACAGCCGAATCCTTGAAACAGGATGAAGCAGGTGGAGGAGAGACCAGTCTGGCCCTGGCGGGCACTCGTTTTCTATACAAAAGGAGAAGAGAGAGGCGTAAAACCACTTCATAGTGGCCTCCACTCCATGAGCGTTGAGCTCCTTCCTCCAAAGAGGGAGAAGCTGCTCGCGCTCATCTCGCGTAGCAAACCGCATCCCAAAGATGTCGGTTAAGTTATTCAGAAACCAGTCAAGGTGACCACGGACACGGTCCAGACGCTTCTTTTCAGAGGTCTGAGCCTTCCCACGGGTCTTGACTGACATCCTTCTCGATTTACTTTGACCTTAGACTAGGTTGAATTAAAATTCTCAAAGGGAAGTGATCTTACCAGCTAGCACCAGAGTGTACTCGGGTGACCCTCGAATCGGAACGTCTG